CCATTTCTTCTAAGCTCAACTGAACGTATAATTCTCTCAATGTCTCACATTCAAAAAGAACTAAGCATCATTAGAAATATTATAGAACTTGATGGAGAACTCTACAGTCATGGCTGGGACTTTGATAAAATTAATAGTATCGTAAGTAGAACTAAGAATTTCCATGAGGATTCAGATAAGATATCTTACCATATATTTGATATTGTTTCTGATAAACCTCAGATTAAACGATTAATAGAACTGTTAAATCTTTTTAAAAAATATTCTTTTAATCATCTTAAGTTAGTCCCAAGTATACCTTGCCATTCCTTACAGGAAATAATGCAGCAGTATAATTATTTTCTTGAACAGGGTTATGAAGGGATTATTATTAGATATATTAAATCTCCATATGTTCGTAAACGATCCCGTTTTATATTAAAGTTTAAGCCAAAGAAAACTGATATTTATAAAATCATAGATATAATTGAAGGTTCTGGAGAACATACTGGGATGGTAGGATCTTTTGTCTGCCAAGGTTTTGATATAACTAAGTTTAAAGTATCAGCAGGAGAATTTAATCACTCTGATCGAAAAATTATTTGGGAGAATAGAAAATCAGTAATCGGTAAGTTTCTTCTAATTTCCTATCAAAATCTTACAAGTAACCAAACTCCCAGATTCGGGATAGCTAAAGAGATAGTAAATGCAGTAGAAACAGAGACAGAGTATAAAGGAATCTTATAAACTTTTAACTAATAAGGAGAATATAGTATGAAAACAATCGCAGAAATTAAAGAAGCTAAGAACAAAATTGAAGTAGATATCTTAAAAACACTCGTTAAATTTGAAGCTGACTCAGGTCTGAAGATTCGTAGAATTGAGGCAAATATTGATCATATCTCATGGAGAGAAGAAGAAAAATTAAGAAATAACCCGAAACTTAAACCAAGGAAGTTAAAAGGAATTATAGACTTCCTTATTCATTGTGATTTAGAAAATGATACCAGAACTGTTGATTAACCTTCATTCAAAATTTAAACAAAGATACCGGGAAACTAAACGAAAGGAAAATAAATATGAATATATCAGAACTACAACAAGAGATTCATAAAAATTCAAAAGATCATGGATGGTGGGAGACAGAAAGACCTGTACCGGAGATACTTTGCCTTATACATTCCGAAGTTTCAGAAGCATTAGAGGCATATAGAAATAATGATCATGAGAACTTTAAAGAGGAGATGGCTGACATAGCAATTAGAGTACTTGATGCGGCAGCGGGATATGCATTTGATCTTGAGACAGAAATATTAAAGAAACATGCTTTTAATAAAACTAGGCCTTATAGACATGGTAATAAGATTGTATAACCAGATAGATATATCTGATATGTTATGGCTTAATAGCAAAAAGGAAAATAAATGCGAGAAGATCAATTAAAAGTATCTAAAACATATAAGGAAAGGACAGGTAACACGTTTACTTTAATTCATGAATATCATCCAAATCATAAGTGCTTTAAACGTCAAGATGGTAATTTACACTTTGGGAGGGAGTTTATTGGATTTAAAGATGGTACTAAAATTATTGAATTAATAGAAGTATAAACAAAGATGAACAAAAAGGAAAGTGATGAAATTACAGGAATTGCAAGAATACTTTAAGGAAGCAAAATCAAGTAAAATCAGATTTGAAGGTACCTGTCATGACTGTAAATCCTCTGTATGTATTGATGCTGATATAGAAGAAGATGGTAAGATAGTTATTACTGGAGGGGCATTATTTAGCCCTCAAATAGGAATAACTGAAAAGGATCGTAAACTTTTTTTAAAATGTGAATCTTGCTATGAAAAGAATAATACTCTGCAAGACTATCAACCATGTGCAGTATATTCCAGAGTAGTAGGATTTCTTCGACCAGTCTCAGATTGGAATCCTGGTAAGCAAGCTGAATTTAAGAAACGAAAACTTTTTAAAAATATCTAAATAAAGGAGGTGATTAAACTGTCACAGATTAAAAGACCTAAAGTTTATGTAGTAAATAAATCTACTCATGATTTTTCTGCGGCAGAGGATTTTGGAGATTTAGTATTTCTCTCAAAAAATAATCTTCAAAAATTTTCTACCAGTCAAGCATACAGAATCTTCTGGCCTGTGTTATCAAAAAGTACTCCAGATGATTATCTACTTGTATCAGGTTTATCTATGCATTGTCTGGTAGCAGCGTTTATATTAACTAATAAGCATAAAAGACTTAATCTTTTACTCTTTACTGAGAAAAATAATAAAAAGAAATATCTCGAAAGAGTGATAATAGGAGACTGAAATTATGGGGGCTAAGGATATAAAAGAATTAAATAATCAAATAGAACTTTGTAAAAAACGTATTCAGAAGGATCTTATAAAGTATGAGTTTATAGAAAACCTTATAATAAAAGCTTTTAAGGATATTAAAAAGATCAGAATGGATCTTGAAAGAGATTTCAAACTTTTAATAAACTTAGGAGGAGATTATGATAGATCTTAACGCTTGGTATCCTATCCTAACTCACCCTACGTGGAATATCCAGGATTCTACAAAAGTAAAGTGCTTTATGGAGTGTCCAAGGAAATATTTTTTTGAATATGCTCTCGGTTGGCGCTTAGATCGCCCGAATATTCATCTAATCTTTGGATCTGCCTGGCATGAGGCCTTAGCTTATCTTTATATAAATGGATTTAATAAGATTACCATTAAAGAAGCCTTCTATAACCACTTTCTCCCATATTATCGGGCATTTATTGATCCTGATGATGATGAGATATATACGCCGAAGACTCCTGCAAGAGCTTATCTTGCCCTCGCATATTATGCTACAATGCGGGAGAAATTCATGCAAGATTATGAACTTGTCTATCATGGAGATAAGCCTATGGTAGAGATTGGTGGAACTGTAAATNTGACAGAGACGCACATGATCAGTTTTAAGATGGATACTGTTATAAAGAATCGTCATGGAATTAGCTCTCTGGAACATAAGACAGGATCTAATACATGGAACTGGACACTTCAATTCTATCTCAGTATGCAAATTGGAACTTATAATCATGTCCTGAATTGTCTTTATCAGCCGGAAGACGTCAGGGGAGTTATCATCGATGGAACTTTCTTTAAAAAGACAAAAGATAATCCAAAGACTGATGCTAAAGATCCCTTTCGCCACTTCGACTATATGGAAGTTCCTATTTATCATAATAAGGATATCATGAATCAGTGGCTGAATAATGCTATAATGTGGCTGGATATGATAGATCTGAATCTTCAAAGTCTCACAGAAGAATCTGACTCTAAACCTATAATGCAATCTTTTCCTATGAATACCACAGGTTGTTCGAACTGGTTTGGCTGTCAGTATCATGATTTCTGTCGTTCATGGGCGAATCCTCTCCAACATGCAGAAACTCCTCCAATCGGATTTGCGATAGATTTCTGGAATCCTTTAGAGGAACCTGTTAAGGTAGAGTTATCCTTATAACTTCATTCAAAATTTGAACGGAGATGATTATGAGTGTAGAAAAAACTGAGTCAAAAGTAGGCAAAGATTGGTATACTAATTATCTAAAATCATATGAATCAGAAGACTTTGTATCTTGGTTTGATACTTACTATTTTAAATATATTAAAAATAACTTACCAGAAAGTATTGCAGAATATGATAAATACTGGATTTGTAGAGGCTTTACTTTTTTAGGATGGTCAGGAAAAATAGGACTTTTAAATAATTAATAGATGGAGATGATTATGAATATAGAAACAGAAACAACTAAGACAACTAAGACAACTGAGACAACTGAGACAACAGAAACTCCTACGGAACTTAAGCTATTCTTGGAATATTTTCATAGAGTTTTTTCTCAACGATTATCAGTTAAAATTATTTGGGGAAAGAATCAAGTACAAGAGTTATTTGAAAAGATTATCAGAGACTTTAAGGAGGTTTAATGAGTTCTTTACTTAGAATTAAAAAAGAAGCAGAAAAGATAAGAAGAATGTATGAGGAAGATCCTCGTAATGCTACTTTTAATGCTATAATTCACGGACCTATAAAGGTAGGTAAGACGTCTCTCCTCAAAACCTGTCCGAAACCTATCCTTGTACACTCTTTTGATCCAGGTGGAACAGATGTTCTTAAGGATATGATAGCCACAGGGGAAGTTCTGGCCGATACTCAGTACGAATCTGAAGATCCATTTAAACCTAAATCTTGTAGACTTTGGGAGGACTCCTTTAACTATCTCTATCAAAAGAACTTCTTTGATCATATAGGAACCTTTGCTATTGATAGTATGACTACCTGGGCGCAAGTTATAATGTATGAAGTTATTCGCAGAGCGGCTCTTAAGAAGAAAGACCGTAATCCAGGGGAAGCTCCAAGAGAACAAGATTGGCTACCTCAAATGGCTTTTATTGAGAATTATATGAGGAAGTTTCTATCCCTTCCTTGTAACTGTATTTTACTAGGACATAGCGACCAACCTAAGGATAGGGAAGGAAATGCAACAGGAGATCTTGGAATAATGATTACTGGAAAACTTCGGGAAAGAGTTCCGGCGCTTTTCAGTGAAATTTATTATCTTCGTATGAAAGATTTTAAAGCGGAGACTCGTGAACTATTAGTTAAACCAGTCTACGGTATTCAAGTAGGCACAAGACTTGGAAGCGGAGGGAAATTAGATAAGATAGAAGAACCAGATATAAAGAAGATTATGAAAAAGGTAGGATTAGAGACTTCTGATAAGCCACTGATCCATAAACTTGAAACAGAAACAGAAACTAAACTTAAAAATTAATAGGAGATTACTATGAGTTCATTTCTTGATTTAACAGACGAAAGATTGGAAGACGCAGTAGAACCAAAAGCAGTTGATGATGGAGAGTATACTTTAAAGTTGGTAGATTGGTTAACTACTGATTCCGGTGAAGTTACTCGTCAGAATTCCAGCGGAAATCCTTATATCATGCCTATATTTGAAATCATTGAATGTAAGGAAGCGGATTTTGCTAAGAGTATATCTCATTATCTTCCACTTCTACATTCAGATATGGATAAAAAAGAGAAGAATGCGACCCTTTGGAAATTGCGAGAATTTTTTGAAGCTCTGGGAGTTGACTACACTCAACGAATTGATTATGAAGATCTCATTGGGAAGACAACGGATGCTCTTCTAACTATTCAGGATGACCCAGATTTTGGGGAACAGAATCGTATTAAGAGATTTGTTACAGGTCGTTAGATCTTCATTCAAATTTTAAACAAAGGATAAATCATATGAAGCGGTTAAGGTTATCTATAGATCTCACTCAAGAGCAGTCAGATTTCTTGACTAAACTCCCTTTCGGTTGGAGACAACAGATTTATAGTGCCTTAACCGATATGATTATAGATATGACAAAGAATCATGGAACGCAATCTTTATCTTATATAATATCTCAAAGAATTAACCTAAATGATTATTTTGCCTCAGAGGATTAGCAATGGATATAGGATCTTTATATAAAAGTATATCTGAATTCTCAGACGAGGAACTCAGAGAACATATTAGAAATATCAGAAACCTCAGAAGACAATTCAAAAAAGTAAAAGTAAAAGTTTCTCAGAAAAAGCCAAAGCTAAAGGGAAAGAAATCTAAACAGAAGAAACTAACTATAAAACCTGACTTAACACAACTAAGTGCAATTGAAAAACAAGCTCTACTACAGAAGCTTTTAAAGATAAAGGGGAAAAAGAATGGAGAGAAGTAAAATTAATCTGAATACTAAGATTAGTCAGATAGAATTAATAGATATAAAATTATCTCAGATAGAAGTAGGTAAAAGATTTAGAGAAGATCTTGGAAACTTAGAAGCCCTTGCAGCATCAATTAATAAAGATGGCCTGATTCAGCCTCTGGCAGTTCAGAAGAACTTAGATTCCGCAGAGCTTCCTTATAAACTTGTTGCAGGTGGTAGACGATATGCTGCTCTTAAGCATCTCTGTGATCAGAAAAAACAGTCAGAAGTTATCTCCTGTAGATATTATCCTGAAAAACTTCCTGAACTTCAAATGAGAGTCTTAGAATTTGCAGAGAATTTATACCGAAAGGATTTTACTTGGCAGGAAGAGTGCAATCTTAAAGAGCATATTCAAGATCTCCAACAGCAGATTCATGGGGTTAAGACATCTACTGCAAAAGATGCTCCAGGTTGGTCTTTACAAGATCTCTCAAATATGACAGGGAAATCTAAAGGATCTCTTTCAGGAGATATCAGTCTTGCAAAGATGATGAAGAATACACCTGATATAGATTGGAGTAAATTTAAAACTAAAAATGATGCCCAGAAAGCTATTAAGCACGTTAAAAAAGTTATTCAACAGAAAAATGATGCAAAACAATTTAAGAAAACTATGGGAGATGGGGAGAGTAAGAAATCTAAACTTATAGGATCTTATCATGTAGAAGATTTTTTTAAGGGAGTTAAGAAGATCGGAGACTCTACTATGGATTTTATTGAGATTGACCCTCCGTATGGAATAGATCTTGAAGATCAGAAGAAGGATTATTCTTATACTGGTTATAATGAAGTAGATAAGAATGAGTACCCTACTTTTCTCAGAGACTTACTTACTGAATGTTTTAGAGTCCTTAAACCTAACTGTTGGTTAGTCTGCTGGTTCGGGCCTGATCCGTGGTTTGAGACTGTTCATAATACTCTCATAAATGCAGGATTTAAAAATAAAAGAATGCCTGCAATCTGGGCAAAAGGAGAAGTTACTGAAGATGGAGTTACCAATATATCTGGGCAAACTATGCAACCTCATAGAGATCTCGGAAAGGGATATGAAATGTTCTTTCTTGCCAGAAAAGGCGTACCTGAATTAAATCGACGGGGAACTGTGAATGTATTTAACTATAAACCTGTCCCTGCTCAATCTAAAGTACATCCAACTGAACGCCCAGTAGCTCTTTTAAAAGATATTCTGAATGTATTTGCAGCTCCTGGGGCTAATGTACTTGTGCCATTCGCAGGAAGTGGGAATACTATGATAGCTGCAGCTCAGAATAACATGGTATCTATTGGCTTTGATCTTAGTCAGGAGTATTTTGAAAGCTATATCATTAAGATTCATAAGAATTTCTAAGGGAATGTTATGAAGATTATCCAAGTAGATAATTTTAATCGTGAAAGTATCTCAGATATCTTAGTTGCTGAAAATGTTCATAAAAGTTATATTAAGCTTATAGTAAAATCTCCTGAATATCTTAAAGCTAAACAAAAAGCTTTAGAAGATCATTGCAGAGAAGTGGAAGAATGGGAACTAAAACATTAATTCTTCATTCAAATTTTAAACAAAGAAAGGAGGGAACTTGCAACTTCCTAAATCACATACAACAGTTCCTCCGTCTCAGAATATAACTGCTCCTTATGTAGGAGTTAGTGATCAGCCAGGACGGGAAGAGGTTAAACGTAGACAAGTCTTTGTTGGACAAGCTGGGAAAGAGTTAGATGATTGCTTAGGAGCCGCTAACATCAGCAGACCTTTGATATACCTAACAAATATTATAAAGGATCTAGATCGTCCTATGGATTCTTATATTCAGCTTTATAATAATTCTCGGCTATTAGCAGAACCTATCATAAGTGAACGAGGGAAAGAGTATATAGAGTTTCTTAAATGGGAATTATCTAAGACTTCTACTAAGTATATCTTAGCTATAGGAGGAGTCGCATTATTTATTCTGGCGGGTAGAACTGGAATAACTAAATGGAGAGGAAGTCTACTGGATTGTACTCTGATTCCTGGTCGAAAAGTTATCCCTACATTACATCCAGCTACTATAATTCCTCCTAAGAATAATTATCTAAACAGAAGGCTTCTTATCTTTGATCTGAAGCGTTTAAAAAGTTATACTGAGGATCTTGTAGTACCTACAGAAAGAATTTATGAACTTGAACCTGACTTTAAGACTGTAATGAGGTTCTTAGATTTCTGTTATAATAAAGGTCTCTCAGGAAGTAGAATTAGTTACGATATTGAAGTATATATGNATCGTGAATATAAGCAGATAAGTTGTATTGCTTTTGCANTAGGCCTTCAATCAATATGTATTCCTTTNGCAGATCATCAAGGAGATTATTTTACGATAGCACAAGAAGCTGAGATATGGAGATTGATTGCGAAGATATTAGAAGACCCTAAGATTAAGATCTGTGGGCAGAATCTAACATTTGATAATCACTTCCTACTAAGAACTTATGGAATTAGAACTTCTAATATAGATGATACTATGGTAGCTCAGCAGATGATTATGGCAGATTATTCTAAAGGGTTAGATTTTATTACGTCTATTTGGACAGATCATCCTTATTACAAAGCAGATGGTAAGGCATTCTTTGCTGGAGGCGGACAGTATTATAAGTTCTGGAAATATAATGCAACTGATGCCCTTATCTGTGATGAAGCCTTTCCGAAACAGCGAGAGGAGCTTACTAAATTAAATATTCTAGATACTTACAAGAATCAAATAGCTTTAATAACCCCCCTGGTATATATGATGGAGCGGGGAATTAGAGTTGATATTGTTAAGATGGAAGAGTCAGCACAAGATCATAAAAAACAATTAGAAGCAGCTCAGATTGAACTTGATACTATTGCAGGGAGACCTCTAAATGCTAAAAGTCCAAAGCAACTCAATGAGTATTTCTTTCATGAGAAGGGAATAACTCCTTATAAAGCTAAGGGAAAGACTACTTATAATGATTTAGCTATGAAGAGATTAATTCGTAAGGGCTGGAAAGAGGCTAAGATCATACAGAAGATTAGAAAACTTACAAAGCTTAGATCTACCTATCTTGATATAACTAAGATAGATGAAGATAAACGTATCAGATGTTCTTATAATCCTGTAGGAACTCGTTATAGTAGAATCTCCTCAAGTAAGAATCTATGGGGAAGTGGTTCGAATCTTCAGAATTTTCCTCATCATATACAAGATTTTCTGATCCCTGATCCTGGATATATCTATTACGCATTTGATCTTAGTCAGGCCGAAAATAGAATCGTAGCTTATGTAGGTGATATATTAGAAATGATTCGATGCTTTGAGACTGAAGAAGATGTACATTCTAAAACTGCCCGGATGATTATGAAGACTTTCTATGGAGCTGGGTATGACTTAGATAAGATTAGTGTAGAAGATTTAGCACCTATTGGGGACGGGACTCAGGAGTGGAGATTCTGGGGAAAGAAAGCAAATCACGGATTTAACTATGACTGGAGTTATAAGAATTTTGCATTAGCAAATGAGATTCCAGAAAAGGATGGTAAGCTAATTTATAATGCTTATCATAAGCTCTATCCAGGAGTTCAACAATCTTTTCAAGCATATGTTAGGAAGAGTCTTAGGACAACTAGAATTCTTAAGAATCTAATGGGAAGGAAGACAGTTTTTCTTGGTCCTTTAACAGGAAGAAATGCTGATAAGACTTTTAAAGAAGCTTATTCTTGTATCCCACAGGGAACCGTAGGAGATATTATAAATAAAAAAGGGATAAATTATATCTATTATAATCAAGATCTCTTTAAACCTGTAGAACTTTTGCGGCAGATTCATGATGAGATTGATTTTCAGATTCCTATAGATGCTGGATGGGACGATCATGCCAGGATGCTGAAACTTATTAAGGAGAGTCTTGAGATACCTCTGACAACTCATAATAAAAGAACTTTTACAATTCCTGCTGATTTAACAATGGGAAGAAGTTTAAATAAGGATAATAAAAAGACAAGTATTCATATAGATTTCTCAGAAGATCTTGCGAATAATCTAAAATTAAGTTGGGAGAAGATTAATAATGTCTAAGAGACTCTGTAAAAACTGGCTTAAAAGTTACGTACACTATTGTCATGATTCAGAGCCTCCTACAAAATTTCAAGAATGGATGGGAGTATCTGTCATATCTTCAGCACTTCAGAGAAAATGCAGATTAAACTGGGGATCATTAGTTTTCTATCCTAACTTTTATCTGGTTTTAGTAGCTCCTCCAGGAAGAGCTCGTAAAGGAACTGCGATGGCTTTCGCTCGGAAGTTTATTGATAAGATGAATATATCTCTTATCAGTGACACTACATCTCTTCAAGCTCTGATTAGAAGAATGAGTGAGAGTACTTATACAGAGGAATCTTCTGAGGAAGGCTATTTTGAAAGTCACTCATCTGTTACAGCATTCTCTCCAGAACTGGCAGTCTTCCTAGGCTTTGCTAACAAAGAGTTAATTTCAAATCTCTGTAACTTCTATGACTGCTTAGATCTCTTCCGATATGAAACTATATCAAGAGATGTAGAAGAAGTTATAGGGGTTTTCCTAACTCTCATTGGGGCGACAACTCCTAATCAGATTAAAGAAACAATGTCAACTGAAACAATTGGAATAGGTCTTACAAGTAGGATCATCTTTATATATGAAGAGAGAATAAAGAAGCGAATAGTATGTCCATTCTTCACTCTCTCAGAAGAGGGAATAGCTTTAGAAAAAGATCTTATTGAGGATCTTACAAAGATTAGATCACTACGAGGNGACTTTAAAGTTACTAAAGGTTTTCTACAATANTGGTCAGATTGGTATGGAAACTATCCAGAAGAAAGNACTCTTGATCCTATTCACTTTGGNAATTACTGGGAAAGACGTCCTACACATCTATTTAAACTCAGCATGGTAATGTCTGCAGCTGAGTCAGATGATATGATTATTACAGAAGATCACTTAAAAGAATCTATACGTTTCTTAGAAGAAACTGAGGTAAAAATGCCAAGAACTTTTCAGTATGCAGGGGAGTTTAGTAAGGCAGAAAATCTCAAACGTCTAATGCACTTTATTGCAATAAATGAGGAGGTATCTAAGGATATATTAATGAAGGAATTTCTAATGTATATGAGTGAAGGAGATTTAGATGAATACTTACAAGCTTTAAAGACAGCAGATTTTATAGATACAGTCTCAAGTTCCCGTGGGAAGACTATAATAATCTATAAACCTGATGACTGTGTTCAAAAATCAAACAAAGGAGGTGAATAAGATATGTCTCAGGATAATAAAAAATTAGCAGAAATCTTACATACAATCTTCTGCGAACGCTCTCATGAATCTGATATGAATCTTTTTGAGAAAACTTCAAAATGTATGTATTATCTTGAGAATAATATAAATCTAACATGGGAACTTCCGGCACATCAAGAATGGCTAATGCAAGCAGAGGTCTTAAAGAAGATATCACATCCACTGGATATATCAGAAGTTATTCAGGATATGATAAAGATTTATCAAATCTCAGAACAGTTTAAGAAAGTTAACCAGAAACTATTATCATATGTTAAAATATTAATTTCTTAAGGAGGTATAGATGGAAAAAGAATTAGTTAAGATAGGAGAAAAGATTAAGCGNATTAAAACTTCNNGGCAATCTCAACATGATATTATTAAAGAAGTTTTATCTGATATCTTAGATTTAATTTCAAATGAACTTAAGCTACGCCNAAAAGAACTATCTNTAACAAAGTCTCAAGTGAGTAAACCATTAGTAAATACTGGAGGTAAAAATCTCAAATGAGCAGTGATAAGTTTTATTATAAGAATGTTATGGACCTTGCTAAACGCTCTGTATGTCATGGTAGGAAAGTAGGAGTACTAATTACAGATTCTGCCGGAGCATTCTTAGTTGAAGGATGGAATACTACTCTTCAGCATGATACGAAGTGTAAAGATTCCTGTTACAAAAGATCTTTGGGGCATCAATCTGGAGAGGGTTTAGACGTATGTCCAGCTATTCATGCAGAGGCGAAGTGTATAGCAGTGGCGGCTTATAGAGGAGTAGCTACCCAAGGAGGTACTTTATACATATCTACATGTATCCCATGTAAGAGTTGTTTAAGGCTTATTATCTTAGCGGGGATTTCAGAAATAGTCTGTGCTGAAGATGAGTTCTATGATGAAGAGTCAAGATTGATAGTTGCTATGAATAATGATCGATTAACTGTAAGAACATTTAACTTAAAGGAGAAGTAGTATGAAAAAATTATTCTTTGATACAGAGACAAGTGGCTTTCCGAAAGGAAATATTTCTGCAGATCACCCTGATCAAGCCTGGGTTATTCAGATAGGGATAATATTAGAAGTTGATAATAAGATTCAAAGTCAAAGTTGTTTTATGATACGGGCAGATGGAAGAGTTATTCATCCTGGTGCGGAAAGGGTTCATGGGATTTCTGTAGAAGTTGCAGATAATATAGGGATTCCAGAATATCTTATAGCTGCTAATATCAAATATTATCTTAGTCAGGCAGAAATAATTATAGGACATAATATATCTTTTGACATTAAGATGGTAGAATTTCTTCTGGCGCGAAATCAAGATAACTATGAAATAGAAGTTCTAAAGAAACTTCCTATCATATGTACTATGAAATCTTCTACAGAACTTTGTAAGATTCCTGGTAAATATAAGTATAAGTGGCCGAAGCTTACTGAGCTTTATCACTTTTTATTTCAGGAAAAATTTCCGGCACATGATGCTTTAGAAGATATTCGGGCAACTTATAGATGTTATAAAGAACTTATTAAAAGAGGAGTGGTATCATGAGTGCACTTGAGATTCAGATTGGAGGAGATCATTATAAGAAATTTACTATTCAGCCTGCGGAGTTTAGTACTAAGAATGGATTAGGATTTCTTGAGGGATGTATTATTAAAAGACTCTGTAGAAAGAAACATAATGATCTTCTAAAGATTAAACATGAAGTAGATCTTCTGATAGAATTTGAATCAAGTACGGTAATTGAAGAAACAGAAACAGAAACAGAAACAGAAAAAATGTCTATCAGAACCTTTAGTGCAGATCTTATAAATCTTATTGACACTCAGAATGAATGGACATCTGAGGATCTTAAGATTGTCCTAAAAGCTCTGATAAAGAATAAGTATAACGATTAACCTTAAAAGCCTGAGAGTCCTCCACTTCGAGAACTCTTAGGTTTCTTAATATACCTTCCCATAAGAATATCAGCCGCTGTTCCGTTTCTATCATAAGCTCTATATCCTTTAAGTATAGTTGAAAAACCTGGAGTTCCCATAAGTCTTGGAAGAGCTGTCATATCTCCCTTACCAAGCTTCACAAGCTGATCTATAACTGCCCCAGAAAGTTCACTTCCAAACTTATACTTACCTCCATAAATAGGAATAAACTCCAATATCTCAGTTGAGGCATTCTTAATTGCTTTAACTTTATCCTTAGTCTGCTCCATAGATTCTTGATATGCCTTAATAGGAGTAGGTATTGGAGATCTCCAACCCACCTGATCAAAGCCTTGAGAAATTAAAGCAGATGTAGCTACCCACTGCATAGTCTTTGCCACCTGTTCAGGTTTAGTTATATCAGGATTCTTAATTCCTAATATATGCCGAGTTAGATAATCAAAGTTAGCAATAGTAAATGTTTGAAGAGTTGTAATAAACTTTCCTTCAGCAGTCCTCTGAATCGGAGCTCTAGCACTCTTTGCGGCAGATCCCTGGGCACGAATAACTACATCATCTGCAAAATCTATTCCATATTTATCTAAGGCTTTAACAGCTTTCTTACCTGAAAGTTTTTTATACTCAGCAGATTTCTTAAATTTAGATCTCCCTAAAGCTTCTGCTCCTAACCATGTAGAATAAGATACAATATTATCAGCAATAGATAGTGGAATAATTCCTACTTTCTTTACAGCTTTTCCTGCTTTATGAATCTGCTTTCCCACATTCCCTGGAAATGTAGGAGTTCCAACTAACGCATCAGTAATAGCTGTCTCTGGAGTTCTAACTGTAAGAGCATTAGATACCCTTGCGGCTCTCTTTAACTCTCCAGGATTTAAACTTTTAGTAATTCCCTGAACCATTTTAGGCATTCCTATCTCAGCAATACTATTATTAAGAGATGAGAACTGTACCAAAACACTTCTTGGAGCGTAGGTAATATAAGATACTGCAACATTTCCACTAAGCTTTGCCATAGTTCTCTTAGTCTTAGGATTAGTGATGAACATTTCAGGAGTACTTCCCTTCTGATAATCTAACCATTCTCGTAGAAAGTTATAAGTATTCGGAGCGTTCTTATAAAGTTCAAACTTAGGCTGAAGAAGTTCATGCAGATATGCTAATGGCTCTGTCTTCCCAAGCACATCTCCTGCCATCATTACATATTGATTAAAGTTTTCAAAAGCATCTAACTTAAGATATCCAGGAGTATCAGAACCTCCACGAAACTTCTCATGCCCCTTCATACTTGGGGCTCTTCCTGTTTTATCCATCTGACTTGGAAGTTTCTGAATAGCTCTTAAACCTTTCTGAATACTTTCAAGTCTTCCAAACATAGATACTTTCTCAAGTTCATTCAACTTACTAAGATCATGTATCCAAGTTGAATAATTCTTAACAGCTGGAAACTCTTTCTGCCCAGAAGCTTTACGAACTTTATTAATCTTAACATAAAGATCTTTATAAACTTCCTGCATTCTATTATAAATTTTCATCTCAGCTGGAGAAAGCTCTGTGACAATCTTCTCTCCCATAGCTTCTAATCGATCTGCTCCATTCTTCTGCCTACTTATCGCATAATTATCTATCCGTTTAGAACTCTTCACTCTTTTCCAGAATGGTAAGGTTTTTCTAAGTTTCTGAGATTCCATTAACAGAGTCTTTTGGATATCTGAACTTTGCTTCTCTCCCTTCATAGCTCTTCTTAGAAAGGTATCTCTAATAGGCTTTCCAAGAGATGTCATAAGACCTTCTGATGTAGCCATATGTCTAATCTTTTCTCCAAAAAGAGGTCTTCCTATATCAGGAGCTTCCTCGATAATCTTAGCATCGCCTCTTGAAACTGCTGGGGCTTTCTTACCCTTACTAAGATTCCTGGCGGGTAAAAGTTGTTCAGGATTCTGCCCCTTCTTCAACCATTGAGATTCCACAGGTTCTTTGTTTAAATTTTGAATGAAGGATTTTCCATCCTTTTTATAATATCCTATTATAAGCTCATCTGAGATTCCTCTGGCTTTGAGAAGTTTAATAGCATTCTTCGTACTCATCCCTTTAGTTTTTAGGAAGTCTGCGGCCTTTTTAAAATCAACTGGATCTATTGTAATAGCACCTCGTTCACTTTTAATAATACTCTTTAGAACATTATTTATAATAGGTTCTTCTATTGAAGTAGGTTTTTTATAATTCTTTGATAATAAACTAGTTGAAGGATGCTTATAATATTTCTTAGGTTTTACATATACCTGAAATTCAGTTACTATTTTTTTGGCATGTTTTTGAGTTCCTGCTAGGGCTTTCTTTGAAATAGGTAAATATCTTTTAGGTTGATAATAGAATTTATCTGTAGGTTTAAAGCCTGATCTAACTAAAAAATTATACATCTCATTTGTAGATTGAATAGTTTTATGATAAGTAGCGTCTTGAATCTTAACTACTAATTTTCCGCCTGGCTTAAGAAGCGCAAAAAGATTCTCGGATGCTAAATCAAGCATCTGCCATAAATGATTAAGAGACTGAGAAGCTCCAAAACGATTTACTATTATTCCTTTTGATTTTATTCCTGTAGGGGAGACTAAATAATGGGGATCATATAAGATAGAATTCATAGAATTGTCTTCAAATGGAATAGATTTTCTATTCGTAATATCCCCCGCTAATGTATCTTCTGTTTGAGGAAATTTATCCATCTTATGCTTAGGAGAAAAACCTACTCTCTTTTCAATTCCCCCCTTCCCATAAGTAACATCTAAATCAAACTTTCCTTTAGTATGCATATACATTAATTCTTCAACTAATTGCTTCTCATTATGATTAAAGTTTCTTATATACTTAGTTTTTTCTAATCTCTTCTCAACTCGTTTTAAAAGTTTTATAGTTTCTGTAGCAGGAAGAGTAAAGGCATCAGGTCTCATTGACCCTTTCTCATTCCATAGAATCTTCTTAATAGTCTTTTTTACAGCTGCAGAATCAATCTTAACAGAGCCCTTCTCACTCTTAATCAAATCTAAAAGACCGTCCCATGTAGTTGCGTCATAAGATTCTTTTGATGCAGATTCTTTCTTAAGATCTTTATCTAAAATATTATCCCAAGTTTCTTGAAGTTTCTGTAATTCATTATTACTTGGCTTTGTTATCTTTTCAGTAGATTTAACTATCCATCCTTTTCCAGAAGAATCTCGCACAAGCTCTCCCATTAAACCTTGATCTCTGGCATTCTTTTCTGCAATACTTCGGGTCTTTATAATCTTTCCTTCAGATGAAGTTAGAGGCTTTTGGCGAGCTTTATATGTTTCTAATATTTCAGAAGTTCCAAGATCAAACTTTCGTTTTAACGTAGGCACTCCAGGAGCTCTTCCAGTCTCAGGATTAACTCTATCTTTCTTAGCAGATTTTTTAGTCTCCTTTAATTTTTCAACCTTCTCAGCTTCCTTCTTAATAGAAGCTTCTAAATACTTAACAGCCTTAGGATCTTTAAACTCTGCTATACGTACTGCCTGAATTGCAGAAACAACATCTCGTTTAGTAAGCTTAAAATCTTCTAAATCCGCTTCAAAAAATTCTCCCTTCTTAAGTTCTGTTAGAATTTCTCGAGAAGTCTTTTTCTTCCCAAGTAACTCTTTAATATTATCATAGATTCCCATATCTTGGGCAGTTTCTAAATTTGCCTCCTGTTCTACCTGAGCTCTTTCTGAAAGTTTGATTTCAGCTTTAGCAATCTCAGGCTTAGCTGGAGTTTTATCTAAAGGTTTAGAAACTTCCCGCTTAGCTGATCCCTCATTATTATAACGCTCTATTACCTCTCTATATAACTGACTATGCTGACTTTCTAAAAAAGCTCCTGATATATCTCCAGCAGCTTTAAGATCTTTCACTTTCTTTAGAGAGAGTTCTCTATAAAGTTCTATATCCTTCATCTGTTCTTTTGTTACGGATTCTGCATACTTATAAGCCTCTATAGTATCCTCAAACTTAGGAATTCTCTTAAGCATTGCTTGTGTTTCTGTTAGAATAGGCTCTTTTACAGAACCACCTCGACGCTTCTTTGCCTTATTGAGGGTATCTAAAGTCATCTTAACTGCTTTAGGTTTCTCAACCGGTGATAATTTAGGAGTTTCTTTAACAGGTTCAATAAATTCTTTAGTAGGTTTCTTAGGGATCTTATGAAGTTTTAGAGGTCTATTACTCTTTGTATAACCAGAATCGGTAGAAGTAACTTTTTCAGTCATTACTGGAGCTTCTTTATGTATAGAATTCTTTATAAGATTCTCTCGCCGTTTCTTAGCTTTATTGATAGTATCTAAGGTCATCTTAATTGGAGTAGGTTTTTCAGCTAAAGATAATTCAGGAGTTTCCTTAGCAGCTTCAGCAAACTCTATAATACGCCCCTTAGGAATCTTAGGAAGTTTTGGAGGCTTACCACTCTTTACGTAACCTGGATCTGCAGAGGCAAGTTCAGAAGTCTTTAAACCTGCTTCATACTTGGCAGTTTCTAATTCCCACTCTGCTTGAAGAATTGCTTCATACTCATTGACCTTCTTCTGAAAAGCTGTATCATATTTAGATGGAGTTTTAGATCCCTGGGCCTCTTTAAGAATCGCATCTAACTCTGCGGCAACCTTCTTTGCTTTAGCCCCCTTAGCATCTTTAATCATCCCTCCAATTTTACCTGATAACTCTTTCCCACCTATATGCCCAAGTCTACACATTCCTAAAGTAAGAATCTGTTCTGAAAGCCATCCAGCATTAGGTCCATAGAACTTCGTCATATCCTTACCAATCTTTCTAGGTCCTGTAAAGAGCCAATGAAATACGTCTCCTACAGGTTCTAAAACACTCTTAGCTAATTGTGTCTTAGGAGGAGGGAGTAATCCAGGTAGCCAATGCTGAGTATCTTGAACTTTCTCTAATACTTTCTCTGGAGATCTCTTACGTTTATCTCCTACCACTAAATTTCTAGCTTTCTCGTAACTCATTCTTGCAGTACCAGCTGCAATAGACGCCTCAAATGATAGAGCTCCCCAGAGAAGTTGTGTCGTAGCTTCATGCGCACCTGCAAATACATCTACGGTATCACTAAAAGAATCTTCCTTAAGCCATCTCATACCTTTCTGAAATCCTGTTTCCCTATCTGTCTCTTCCTTAACCTGATCTTTAACAGTAGTCAGCCAGGATTTAGAAGTTTCAGGAACTTCAGAACTCTCAGAACTCTCAGACGATTCTCCCAAATCTACGTTTGAATTTTGAATGAAGGTGGATTGTGGATCAACTATTTTTAAAGATTTATTTTGCTCTTGTACGTCAGTTAGCCAGCTCATATTAATCCTTTTTAAGTCTTTTCTGAATATAGAGAATTTGAAGGGCTTCATTAAGATTCATATTATCTGCAATAGCCTGCTCTCGAAGTTCTTTAATAGTTATAGATTGTCCTGTCATAGGGTTCTTTAACTCCCCAATCTTATATGCACCCTTCTTTACATCAGATGCCATACCAGGAATAACAAAACGATCTGAGAACACCACAGTAGCCACTGTCTCTCCAAGCTCCTCAGCAATCATATTAGCAGAGTTTGCCAGAGCCAGTGGATTCTCTGCGCGCCCTTCAGGAGGTTTATTTAACTCTACGTTAATCTTATTCCAACTATCCCTCAGTTTCATATCGTACTCTTTTAATGCAATTGCATCCTCATCAGAAGGCTTATTAGCTGTCATCCAGGTTCCTAAGTTATTTAACTTTGCAGCAGTCTGAGCAGAAACTTCTGAAGAATCTTCAAGATCTTTAATCCCCTCCATTCTCCAAT